GTATTAAAAAAAAGTACATATTTTAATTTATTTTTTATTTTAAAAACATTTTTTATATTTTTAAATTTTTCTAAGATATGTACTTTTTTATTTATTGAAATTTCTATATCTCCTTCTCTTTTACTTTCATATTTATAATTTTTTACATTATACATTTTAATAAATTCTAGAACAGTCATACCATTACCCGTACCTATATTTTTTATTTTATTATTACAATTATTAATATATTTAATATGTTTTTTAACTAGTATGTCTATATGAATATAATCTCTTATACATGTACCATCTCGCGTGTTATAATTATTTCCATATATTATAAACGGTTTTTGTGTATCTAATAAATGTTTTTGAACTTGAAAATAAATATTTGAGTTTTTTTTAATAAAAGGAATAATATCTTTATTTATGGTAAAACCATGTGGATTAAAATATCGCAATATGGTATAATTTATATTATTAATTTTACATGTATCTTTAATTATTTCTTCACATATTAATTTTGTTTTTGCATATGGATTTGATAAATTATGTAATTCAACTAATTTATTATTATTTAATATTGATGCTGATGATGAAAAAATTAAATGTTTTATATTATATTTAGACATTACTTTTAAAATATTTATTAATATTATAATATTATTTTCATAATATATTAACGGATTAGATTGCGATTCTAATATATTTTTATAACTTGCCAAATGTATTATAGTTTTAATTTGTTTATTAAAAACATAGTTATCCAATTTATTATAATTTCCAATGTCAAATTTATTTATATCTAAACCATATACCGTATATCTATTTGATAATAAATAATCATATATATGTGACCCTATATATCCTTGATAACCAGTTAATAAAATTGACATCGTTTTAGTAAAATATATATAAATATTATTTATATATTATATAATTGTATATGACAAAGTTATTTATTTTCTTATTATTTGTATCATCAATTAATTCTTTTATGATTTATGCTACAAAAAATTTTAAATTATCAAGAACTATTGAAAAAAAACATTGGAATAATATATTTGAAAAATTAAATGATAATACTTATTATACTAAATGTCATAAATGGAAATTATATAATAATAAATTACTAGTACAAAGAAAATATTCTAAAATTGATTCTTATACATACAAAAATAATTTTATTAATATTTCTAACAAAATTTATGGTATGAATAATAATACAAAAGTATTTTTAATTGATGATAGTATTAAAATGTATGTAAATAAAAATATTAAAAACAATATTGATATTTGTATTTACCATCCATATAATCAAGAATGTATGCTAAATATTAATGTAATGTACGATGATATTACAAATAAATTAGACAATATTGTTTATAAAACAAAAAGTATTGAAGATATTAATTATTATTGGTCAGATAACTATGAAATAAAAATTAAAAATAGTAGTATTATTGATAATAGTTTTTTATTTGGTTCAAATATTAATTTGAAATATCCTCTTGAATTAAGAAAAAATTATAATAATGAAAATATATTTAGTAAAAGATTTCCTTATTTATATGAAAGAAAATTATTTAATAATTATCATTTAATTGAATTACCACATGATATTAAATTAAATGTTCCAATTAATAATAAAATAAAACATTATAACTTAGAATGGACTTTTAAAAATGAATTTAAAAAAAATATTGTTGATTTAGACTATTTTGAAAATGGCAGCTTAAAAAATATTAATTATTTTATGTATAATTAATTATAGTATTAATGAGAAAAAATAATAAAAGACCTTCTACTGGTGGACGTAGTTATAGAAGAAAAGGAGGTGATGGTGAACAAGTACAAAAGCAACAACAAGTGCAACAAGCACAACCGGCACAACCCATGCAACAAGTACTACAAGAAAAACCTGTAAAACAAGAACAATCTGTAAAACAAGTACTACAAGGACAACCCGTAAAACAAGAACAATCTATAAAACAAGAACAATCTATAAAACAAGTACTACAAGGACAACCCGTAAAACAAGAACAATCTATAAAACAAGAACAATCTATAAAACAAGAAAAACCTTCACAAAAGCAAGTTGTTAAAAAAGATAATAAATGTGAAACAAAAAGAATTGGATCATCTGGTTCTGTATTTTTACAAATAAATTTAAAAGAAAATCAACAAATTATGACATCTCCTGGTGCCTTATTATATATGAAAGGTAATATTGAAAAAGGTGAAATTAAGTTTGATAGTGTTGGAAGTGGTTTTTGGAGAATTTTAGGAGGAGAATCCTTATTTTATACTAGTTATAAAGGAAATAAAGGAGGGGGAACAATTGCTGTTGGCACCGATGTTCCAGGTGATATTATTGATATACCTATAAATGCTAATGAAGAATGGTATATATCAAGAGGTTCATATTTATGTAGTACATTAAATATTGTTATTGAAGGAACAGTTAAAACTCAAGGATTATTTGGTTTAATTGGTTCTAGTGAAGGTGCTGTACTACCAATTATTAAAACTACCGACGGTAATTCTGGTAAATTTTGGTTAGGTGCGTATGGTAGTTTTGAGAAAATTGTATTAAATAGTGGTCAAGATATAGTTGTAGATAATGGTTACTTTTTAGCAGCAGAAAAAAAAATGGATTACACAATTGTTAATATGGGAAAAACATTAACTAGTGCATTTTTTGGTGGAGAAGGATTTGGTATGAAATTTGTTGGACCAGGAACATTATATATACAATCTAAAAATATTAGTAATTTTGCTGTTACTTTAAGTAGTTATATGCCAAAAAGAAGTGGTAGTGGTAACAATAATTCATTGTTTAATCTTAGTATAGGAGATGGTAATGATGAATAATATATTTAAAAATAATTTAAAATATATATTATAATGAAATTTAAAAAATTTATAATTAATGTACCAGATAAACAAGTTACATGTGATGATAATTATAAATATTTTGAAGTTTGTGAAAAATGTAGAAATAAATATTTAGGTAAATATGATTCTCGTGGAAATTGTATTACATGGAAAAAAATAAGTGAAGGCAATTGTTATTGTAAACTTTTAACATAATTACCCAAAACACCACCTCCTTTTTTAGTTACTTTCTTTTTAGTTACTTTCTTTTTAGTTACTTTCTTTTTAGTTACTTTCTTTTTAGTTTCTTTTTTCTTACTTTCTTTTTTTTTAGTTACTTTTTTTTTAGTTACTTTTTTAACTCTTTTTTTTTTAGATCCTCCTCCAACTTTATTTTTTGCAAATTCTTCAAAATTTAAATTATTAAATTCATCTGGATTTAAACCATAATTTTGTGGATTTCTAAATATTGCTAGACATTGATCAGACATTTCATATGCACCACCTTTTAGTTTCATTCTATTATAATAAAAGAAAAGTAAAAAAAATTTATACTACACAATCATGAACTTGTGGTTGATAATATTGATAATACCATAATTGTAGTTTTCTTTGTTCATCATTTGTTGCAGTTGGAGTTGATGTTGGAACAACCGGAATACTTAGATTTTGATTATTATAAAAAGTATTTGTTGGTGGATACATTACTTGGGGAATTGTTTCACCAATTTTGGCAGATGGTACATAATATGGCATAACAGGAAACATTTGTGTTCCATTTTGAGTTACATGATTTGTATGACCATAAGAAGTAATATTATTCGCAAGATTATTTACAGTATCAAAATAATGATTATCCATTTTTGTATCATTTTCATTATAAACTGGGTTAATCAGATATGATGGCCAAGTTGAATTTTGAGTAAAAATTGGAGTCATTAAAAGGGACGGAAGTTTAGAAGGTTCAGTTTGTGTAGTATTTGATTGGGGAGTTACATGAGATTCTTTTGATAAATTTTTATTAGAAGAAGAGAACATATTATATTATATATATAAAGTTATTCTTATATTATTTTTTTTTTTGTTTTTCTTTCTTTTCTTTTTCTTTTTTTTTTTTGAGTTTTATTTTTAATTCATCAATTAATTTATTATTTTTTTCAATTTTAGTTTTATTTTTATTTTTATTTTTTCTTAATTTTTTATTTAATTCTCTAATTTTTTCTATTTTAACTAAATAAATTACTACTTTAGTAGAACCACCTTCTCTTTTTCTTTTATTAGATCTTGCATCTCTATTTGCTGCTTGAGCAGCCGCACGCGCCTGTACCTGAGCCGTTTGCACTCTAAGAGCTTCCTGTGCCGCTTGTTTATTTTTTGCAAGTGTAATTCTTCTTTTTTCTACAATAGCACTTTTCTTCAAATTAGTTTGTTTTTGTAATGTTATTTTATTTTGTTGTTTTACTTTTGCTGATTTAGTATTAGCAACAGATTTAGAAGATTTAGACGCTATTTTTTCCTTATTAAAATGTTTTAATCCATCTTTAACAAATGTTACAACCATTGTAGTAAACATTGTAAATTTTACCTGATAATCTTGAAAAAATTCATTATCTGGTCCATTACTTAAATTTGTTATTTGTTTATTATAATATACTTGTTTATATGCTTGTAACATAGAAGAAATTATCATAGATGCTCCAACATTACCTTCTGTATTTAATTGTTGTGCTAAATCATTTAATATATCAATAGGTCCTGGTGCGGGACCTGCTCCCGCTTCTAAACTTAATTGATGTAATAATTCTTCTAATTTAATTAAAATTGGAGATTTATATTGGTTAAATAATCTTAAGACTTCTCCCATATCTTGAGAATCAGATTTATAATAATATTCAGGTTCAGCACCCGGACTGGTATACATACTTAAAGTTGCGATTCTATCAGAAAAAGCAATAAATAATATGAATACATTTATCATTAAATTATCTGGTAATGCTCTCATAAATCTTACTATATTTCTATTTGGTCCTTGTTGTGGTAGTTGTCTATATGAATTTTGAACTAAATTATTTAAATTAAATTGTGGTAATCTATTCCATGGTTTTGTAAACCATTCTTGAAACTTATCTAGAGTTAGCCAATTTCCATTGAAAAACTCATGCCCTTTGTTTCTACTATAAAATAAATCATTAATAGTAAATACTGCATTAAATGTGCGCTGTCCAGCCCGTTCATATGTAATTATGTTATCTACTGGGTTTGGTGTAATATCATTAAGCCCGCAAAACAGAACTATTGTTCTCATACAATTTACATTTGCTAATCTAAATTTAAATATATCAATACTGCTAAATTTTTGTTTAAGTTTTTTGACTTTTATATTCAATAATTTATTATCGTTATTATCATCTTTATTATTTAAACTTAATATTTTATCAACTTGTTTAATTAAATCGTTTATATCTTTCATATCATCACCAGTTAGTTGACGATGAGTACGATTTTCGTTTCCAGTTTTACTAAATTTTTGCGGAACGATATTTTTCAAGTCTTCTTTCCATAATTCTGTGTTATCATCTCTAATATTTTCTAAAATCTTTTCATGAGACATTTTTATATATTATTAATCTATTAATTAAATAGATAATAAATGAAAATTGAGAAAGAACTTTTTAAATTATATTTAATGAAAGAGAAATTATTAAAAAAAATTGAAAATCAAAATGCTATAATAAAAAAAACTGAAAAAAATACTAAAAAAGAAAAAAAAGAAAAAAAAATTAAAAAAGAATTAAAAAAAAAATTAAAAATTATAAAAAATAAATACAAGAAATTGCAAGAAAAATTTAAAAAAATAAACAAAAAACAAAATAAAAAATGATATAAAATTTAAAGTCTATCATATAAATAGACACAATTACAGTTCCAATAATGCAAAATACTAATTCCACCACATCTGTTATCAACCTTGACAATATTATTTCTGAAACATATAACGATTACTCTAATAATATGAGTGATGATAAAGACTATGCTAAATCTTTAGTAAGTGTTCTAAAAAAATATAATTATTGGCCTGCTCTACAAGTTAAAAAATTTAAAGGTATTAAAAATCAACTACTTCTTCATAACACATATATTCGCGAAGACATTGATGATTTTAAAACATTATATGAACAATGTAGAAGCGTTATTCTAGATTTTGAAGCACCTGATAATAATAAAAATATTGTTGTATCCTATTCAAACAGTATTCCTGTAAGAATTAATACAGATGAGTATCAAAATACAATTGATACAAATGATAAATATTATGAAGCTTATGATGGCACAACAATTACATGTTATTATTATAATAATAAATGGAATTTTGGAACTACAAGTTGTCCAGATATTAATACATCATGGTATTCTCATCCAACTAAAACTCATGGAAAAATGCTTGATGAAACATTATGTGATATTCTTAACTATGAAGATGAAAATACAGTAAGGAACTATTTCTGCGAAGTCTTAGACAAAGAACAATCATATGTATTTACACTAATTCATCATGACAATATTCATATTATTGATTATAAAATGATTCTTGGCGAAAATTATAAAAAACTTTTACATATTGATAGCAAAAAAATTGTAACACACGAAGATGTAAATCTAGATAATATGCCACTATCTAAATATAATGTAATTTATCCAAAACAATTTAATAATTATGAAGAAGCATTAAATTATATGAATAATAAGGAAAATAATAGTTATGGATGTATTATTAAAAGAAAGTCAAATGGAATTACTCATCTTGCAAAAATTTCACCAAATGAAGTAAAATATAGAGAAGATACTGATCCATGTAATCCTAATCCATGGTATAATATTCTTTCAACCTATATGAAAAACCGCGTAGAATATCATATTAATGACTATATTAGAGATTATAATCCAAGTATTGAAAAACTATATGATACTAATGGAAAAGAAATTGATCCAACATATCTAATTCACACATCAATTTGTACAATTAAAGATGTATTATTTAAACTATATGCTGCAACAACAACATATAATATTAAGAAAAATTTATTTAAAATGAATAAAGGAATTGATAAAGATTTTGCTCCACTTATCAGATTTCATCTTGCAAAACTTAGAAGAAGACAAATTACTATTTATAATGGTACAATAATTGGTTCAAGAGATGTTTACTATTATCTATGTCATTGTCTTCGTCCCAATGATCTAAAACAAATTATACAACTACTTACTAGTACAAGTGGTTATGAAATTAATGAGCGTTCTCTAATGTGTTTGGTAACACTTAATAATCTACTAAATTAAAAATATTCTGCCATTTGCTTTTAAGAATATCAACATAATTATTATTTTTATTATTGAAAGAAGATTTATCGTGTAATCTATGAAAACAAATTTTTTTATCAATATTATAAAATTTTTTTTTTTGAAATTTTAATTTAAACCATAAATCATAGTCTTCAACACCATTTAAATTAATATTATCTAATTGCCAGTATGCATCTGTTTTTTTTAAAATTACACTTGAATTAATTATAGGATTACCATCAAAAAAATTATGATTTTTTAGATCACCACTAGGCAATGATGGGAAAAAGGATAATCTATATCCATCCTTATTAATATAATAACAATGTGTTCCTACTATGTCATAATTATCTAAATAAGGAATTTGTAATTCTAATTTATTTTCCGACCAAATATCATCGGCATCAATTAAAGAAATGTAATTATATTTTGCAATTTTAGTTAGATAATTTAAAGTATCAATTTTATTAAATAAATTTAAATCTAAAATTTTAACTTCATCATTTTTATCAAAAATTTTATCAACTAAATGTTTTACATTATTGTAAAAATCTTTATTATTATAATGTCCATTTATTCCGATTATTAGTTCCCATTTATTATATGTTTGAGATTTTATAGAACTTAAAGAATCATTTAAATATTCAATGCCATTATATAATGGTAGTAATATACTAATCATTAATATTTAAATATTATTCAACATATTTTTAAATATAAAAAAATAATTAATTTATTAATTCTTTACATATTTACCCCTCCAATATGGTTGATTGTCCGGGCTTCGCGAATGTCCATTGTTTATGGCTGTTTCTTGCTCCCGAGTAACCGAAAAGTAATAATCTCTACTTGGATATTTCAACCTATAAATTGCACCACAACGACGATCACCCATCTCATTACATTTGTCTTTTGCCTTATCAAGGCTATCTATTATAGATCCCATATATCTTCTTATGGATGGAGAATAGGTTGTTGCAACTTCAGTATAAGCATTACCACTTGTTGGTGCTGTATCTTGTGGAATATTTGTACAAGTTTTTGTATCACTTGTACTTCCTGATGGGCAAGTACCTCCAAGTTGTTTTCCCGCGGGACAAGAAGATTTACAAGGAACACAATTATTTGCATTTTTACCAGATTTATATTTACCCTCTGGACAAATAGAACATTCGTATTTATTCTTACTAGAATCAGATATCAATTCATAACCTGCGGGACAAACATAATCAGAATTACATGTATAAACATCATAATGACTATTATTATTTAATGATGTCTCACCATTTGCATTTTTTTTACATAATTTAACCTTATGATCTCCTTGCTGATTATTTCTTGCCCATCCATAACAACCTGATTGCGTATTACAATAATTAGTTAAATCTTTAATAGTCATTGCTTGTACTGTACCCCTACTACCTCCAAAAGCATATTGATCTATGTAAGCAGTAGCATTTGAACATAATTTATCATCATATCTTTTTATTTTCTTAGTATCAGTTGTTTCTTGCCAGTCACAATTTTGATTAGATACTTCAACTTTATTACCTAATACAAAATCTGTCTTATTTGTTTTTGTGTAAGAACTTGGTATGTCCTGACATGTTGGATATCCGCCAGGACAACCCGTCCCATATCGTTCTCTTGAATTATCTTCACATGATCGGCAGTCAGAAATTCCTCCTCCTCCACCCGCACCTGCACCTGTTAGTTGTGGAGGAGGAGCAGGACATTCTTTTGACCAGCCATTACTTTTTTTCACCCAATTCTTAACACTTCCATTATCACAAGACGCGCAATAATCATTACCGCCAAGTACATAAGCAAACCGGGATCCAGGTCTGCAATACCATCGCGAAGTGCTTCCGGTACCATGAGCACACGGGCATCTACCACTAAATTCTTCTCTTACACCACAACTACAGTTACATTTAGAAAATATAAAAATATATGCTATTACTATAATAAAAATTAAAAATAACATAAAGAATAATACTTCAGAATCCATCAAATTTAATAACTCTATTAAATGAATATAAAATTTTATTTTCTTATTTCTTCTTGAATATAATATATCTGTTTAAAAATGAAAATTGTTTTTGAACAGTATCTTTATCTAATTCAACAATATCTATTTCAAGTCTATTTAGTTCATCATTCTTTTCTTCAATTGTTTTCTTAATATCATTGAAATCTTTTTCAAATGTATTAGTTTCTATAAATTCTAAATTAAATTCTGCTGCTTTCTCTATTAATAAATCTAAATTAACTAAATATTCTGGAATTATTTTTTGTGTATTTTCAATAAATACACCTATTTGTTTACCGTATTTTTCATCATTATCAACATAATTTTTAGTAATTGCCCATGTAATAACTTCATTATCTCTTTCTAAATTTTTAATCCCTTTTAAAGTTTTTGTATTATTTGTTTTAAACATATTATCAATAATATTACCATCCATAAATGTTGCAAAGAATATTCCATTTTGTTTTAAATTATTAGAAACATTTGCAAAAAACCCATTTAATTTTTTTTCATTTTCAAAGAAATAATGAATCGCAAATTGACAACTACAAACCGAAAATTTATTAGCACCTTTTCCAGCAATATGTCTTAGATGATATTGATTATTAACATTTCTATTCATTACAATATTCAATATTTCATAACTTTCATTGTCATTAATTACTTTCGCCGCAGTACCATTATTTATAGACTCGGCACAATCTCCTGCAGCAAATACAATATCAGGAAAATAAACCTTTTCATCTTTACTAATTCTTCTAGATTGATTTTTCTTTTTAATTAATCTAGAATATCCACCACTTCTAGGATTATAAATATTTTGTTTAACTAAATCAATTGATAATATAAATGAATAATTATATTCAATCCATCTATTCATATCACCACCTTCTCCTCCGCATAATTCTAATAAAGAATTTCTGTCTTTAGAATATTCATATAATTTTTTCTTAATTGCCTGATTGTGAAAATTTAACATATGAACTGATAACAAAGAATCACGGGGAATATTTCTACTATAATATACATCATCTGCTTCTAAAATTTTATCAGTAGTATTATTATATACTTTATTTATATTTGTATCTTGATTTCCAATAATCATAGCATTTGTTATACTATTATGTATTGAACGCCATACATTAATTGCAATATTTAAATCATTCATTGTTTTACTAATTTCACCTTTTCTATAAAGTCTTGTTTTATCATCTCTTACTCGTAGAGGATTCCATCTATGATTAATTGAAATTTTATGATTAACATCATAATTAAATTCAATAATAGAATTATCTTCAATCAATTGATTATCATCTGTTAATATAGTTCCTTTAGAATTTATTTTAACAAATGCAATTTCAACTCCAGTTTCATAATAAATAGTTGGTTTAAATAATGTTGGTTTATAAGATACCATATTATTTCTTTGTTCTTTAGCATATTTATGATCATATCTTAATCGTAAACCTTTCATAGGACCTATATCTTCCCATTGTGATGAATTATAACCAACATATAACTTCAATTCTCTATATTTTTCTCCATTTTCTTTTACTATTTTACCATATTTAACTAAAAAGTCAATAGTATTTTGTTCTGGTGGTTTCCACTTAAACAATCTATCCCATCTAACATTATCTGTAATTTGAACAGGTTTATTAGCATAATAAGAATATAAAGGTAATTTTGCTGGAGTAAAAATTAAACCGTCTATTTCATATGGATATGATTTATGATTTGTTAAAATATCTTTGCATTTTTCATACATAGAAGAATCCTTATCATTATATAAAAATTTTTTAACAGTAAATTCAACATTTGTTTTAGAATTTTCAATATAAGATTTAGAAAAATTCAAATGTGTCAATCTAGATAATTCACCAATTAATGGTAAATTAGTAATATTTTTTCCTTTAATATAATACATATCAAAAGCAGCAAATAAATGTTTTGTAGAATTATCTTTTCTTTTATCACATGTTACATATTCACCATCAATTAAACTATTATATAAATTAGATAAAGATTTCATACCAGTATTAATAACATTATATGTATTATTAATCATATATATATCACCAATATCATCAATATACATTAATAATCTTTCACCATCTGCTTTTTCAGTAACTGTATAACCTTCTAATATGCTAACAGAACCATATTCTTTCGGATCAATTAAATTTACTTTTTCTAATGTAATAGGTTTAGGTGTTAATAATGGAATTGTTCCTTTTTTATTATATGACATGATTTTTACATCATCTTTAATGAGATCATTATATTTTTTTAAAACATCATTTTGTGTTTCTTTTGTTATAATTTTCGGATATTGAGTAATATAATGTAACATATTTAGTAAAGATTGAATAATATATTCTTTACTATCATTTTTGATAATAATTTCAAATTTATAATCTTGTTTCTTTTTAAGAATATTAGAATTCTTTAAACAGTTATAATATTCATCTTCGCCTCTTTCAAGTATAGCAGAATATTCAATATCATTTTTCTCATCAAAATATGAGAATTTTTTTGTTAGTTTAAATTTTTTTTTATTAATATTCCAATTTTCAGGTTCATTTTCAATATTAGTTTCTTTAATGATATCAAAATAAATATAATAATCAAATAAATCTTTTTCTAAATTGTTATACACAATATTTTTTGCAACCCATTTATAATTATTAATATTTGTATAAACATTACTATTACAATATTTTAATATATTTGAAATATCTCTTATAACCAATATATTACCATTTTCATCTTCTATTTCTAATACTTCATTATTGATAACTTCTTTAAAATCAGTATTAGAAATAGAATTTATAAAATTATTAAATTCGTATTCAGTCCAATTTAAATTATTATTATTAATAGTTATTTTGAAACTATCTTCTTTAAGTTCTAAAATACTATCAATAATTCTTATTAATTCTGAATCTTTTTTAAATTCCATATTTCTAGGTTTCTCTATTTAATATATATATATAATTCCATATATAAAAAATCAATTTTTATTATCTATAATTAAGTGAAATATTGGTTTAGAATTAAAACAAAAAAATTGTAATAAATATCTAGTAATATTCAATAATTTCTACTATTTTATCAGTTCTAAACCAATTTAGAAAATTAAAATGAAATATATTTTTAAATTTTTCAGTGTTATAATTAATTGTAGGTTTTATAAATAATTTATTACTGTATAAAGTAAAATAAACTTCATACATTTGAAAATTTAATACAAAATTTTTTTTAGTCCATTCATTATCATTTAATAAAGTAATCAAATTATTATCAATGGTTTTTGTTTTTAATTCATTAAAATAAAATGTATCTTGATGAAAATTATTCATATATTATAAATAATTAATATATTTTTCATTTTTTTTAAAATTACTTAAAAAAATAATAAGTCATATATAAAGAAAAAATGACGAGTAAAATAGGTATTATAAATAATTGCGATTATACAAATGTAGTTAAAAAACTACGAGAATTTTTTGATTCAAAAGGTTTTCAAGAAGTTCATACACAAAGTAGATTAAGTATTTTAGCAGCCTGTGAAGATCCTCGTACTATTTCAACATATAATTATGCTGGTCAAGTATGGCCTTTACCACAAACTGGTCAAATGTGGTTAGAATATGAATTACTATCTAATCCAGATGCAAATGGGTTTTATTGTGTAAGCACAAGTTATAGAAATGAACCTAATCCAGTTGCTGGAAGACATGATAAAATTTTTCCAATGTTTGAATTTGAAATGAAAGGTGATATGGAAGCAATGAAAAAAATGGAAGAAGAGCTTCTAACTCACTTAGGTTTTGGTAAATTTTATGAAGGTAAATCATATCCAGAGGGTGATTATATGGATGTTGCTAAAAAATATGGTGTAAGAGAATTAGAACATGAACACGAAGAACAACTTTACAAAGATTATGGACCTATTTTTTTCTTAAAACATTTTCCAAATTATAGTTCACCATTTTGGAATATGAAACAAGCAGAAGATAGTTCTGTAACAGGAGGACACGCAAAAAAAATTGATGTTATAATCAATGGTATTGAAACTATTGGAAGTGCACAAAGATCTACTGATAGAGATGAAATGAGAAAACAATTTCATGAAATTAGTGATGGAAGTTATGCTAATATTTTGTACAGCAACTTTACAAAAGAAAGAGTTGATAAAGAATTAGATGAATTTTTGGAATTTGATTTTTTTGAAAGATCTGGAGGCGGTATTGGTTTAACAAGACTTATTAGAGTAATGAAAGAAGCCAAATTACTCTAATAGTAATATATTATAAAGAGATGTTGTAAATATTTTTTCAAGCATTTTATCTCTATCTTTAAGACTTTTTTTTGCAAAACACAAGTTAATTAATAATTTTGTATTTTTTCTATGATTATCTCTATATAATGTTGAAATTGGTTTTGGTACATTGAAATCTATAAAATTATATTCAAATAATTTATTAATAATTAAATTATTTTCAAGATATTTAATTGTTTGTATAGTTGAATAATAATTTTTAATATCATCTAATAATTCCTTTGGTTTTTCATATAATATTAAAGAATATATATAATCAACTATATCATCTGGAATATAATCTGGTATAATCATAATATGTATATTATATATCATATATATTATTTGGATATCCAAAACCACTTGGTCCTAGTGAACCTTGTCTTCCCGTATCTCCGGTTCTTCCTCTTGGTACTGATATAACTAATTCAACTAATTTATCTTGTACTATTTTTTCGGGAGTTGGATAATTATTTTCTGGAAATTGTGCTAATATATTATCTTCGTCATCTATAAATTTAAGTAATGGCATTTTACATTTACATCCAATACCCTCTTCCCCTCGCGGTCCTTTATCACCTGGTGGTCCAGGTGGACCAGGAGTGCACATAATTGGTTCATTTAATGTTTTGTCATCTGATTGTATTAATACATTGCCAGAATCTATTAAACCAGTTTTTTGTTGTGCTTCGGGTATAGCTAATGTATCTGATAACTCTTTAAATTCTTCTGTTGTATAATTATTAATAATTAAAATAAATATTACAGATATTATCATAATTAATAATATAAATAATATTATTTTAATATTTGTAATCATTCTTAATATTTATTATTATTTTTTTTCAAATACAAAAAAAGCAAATGGGGTATTTGTTATATACATAGGATAATGATTTAAATTAATATAATCAATATTTAAATTTTTAATAATAGTATTTATATGTAAATAGTCATTAACATAATAATATACATTTCTTGAATTATTTTTAAATTCAATAATTAAAAAATCTTTTTTATTATCATAAATAGCTTCTATATAATTATTATATAAAATAATGTTATCAAAAGATATATATTTTACAAATTTTTTATTATCATTTGATTTTTTTTGTTCTAATGTTTCTAAATAACTTGAAGTGTGTAAAACACGAGAATTATTTTTATTTAAATATATATTATTATATTTATTATTATTTGAAAATAAAACATTTCTATTTTGTCTAAATTTATTATTAAGTCTTAAATAACTAAAACAAAATACATAATAAAAATTAGTGAATAATAATAAATATATATATTTCATATTATTTATTAATATCTATTATTATTTTATATACATTAAATTACATATGTTTAATAATATATATTATATAAAATATATTAAATATATTAATATATAATAATAATACATCACTAAAAGTTTTTAAAAGTAGTAATAATTTCTCATCAATATTTTCAAATATTTTATTTGAAAAATTATTAGTTGAATTAAATAAATTTAAAGAAATTGGTTTATTTTGATTTATTTTGATTACCTTATATTTTTTCATAATTGGTATAGTTACAAAACCATATATACAATAATTGATATATAAAGTAAATATAATAAGTACTAATTTTGTTCTTAACATTATATAAAAATAATTATGATATTAATATCATTTTTTAATTAGAATAGGCTAAACCACCCATACCAGATAATATTCTTAAAACATTATAATTAACTGCAAATATATTTATTAAACCAGATTTTTCAGTCGCAATTTGTAAATGAGAACTATCAATTCTAGACATATTTAAAGTTCCGGATGGTTGATGTTCTTCAGGTTTTAACGCAAAAGAGTATAAATTAATACCTTTTTTATAATTACCTGGAGTATTTTCATGATGTTGATAAGGTTGAACAATAGAAAAGTATTCTCCTTCTCTTTCGCTAAATCGTTCATTACCATTTAATTGTAATTTTACCGATTTTACAGGATTTTCACAATTGTAATTAGCAGGTTCGTGCGCCGCGGTAATAGAATCAAAGTGATTATATTCATTATATTCATTATTAGAATAATTATTCCAATATGGTTTGCTAGCAGTTGCAGTTAATCTATAAGGGGGATTAGAGTCTGCTTGTACAGATCCTGATGGAGCAGCATCTGGTTTTACAACCCAAACAATTTCTTTGCAAGGATGATTGAAATTTAATTTAACACTTTTTAAGGATGTTTGACCACCAGATGTAACACCTGATGTTATTCTTTCAGCACCAGTAAATTGTAATTGTTCTATTAAATATTCATGTGATAATTGTGCAAATCTTCTTCTTTCATCAGTATCTAAGAAAATATAATCAACCCATAATTCAGAATCTTCTAATTCTATAGATTTAGAAGTATGATTAGAGTTATCATTAGTTTCTCTTTCATCACCATCATAAGAAAAGTTTCCAGGAGTTGTATCAACCATTTCACTTAATTGCGCATATTCAATATTAATCTTAACTTCGTGATATTGTAAAGCAATTAAAGGTAGTGCTAGACCAACATTTCTGCAAAACCAAAATTCTAAAGGTACATAAATTACATATTCTTCGCCCGCTTTTAATAATATAGAACTATTGCGTTTATTGCCACCAACCATTTTATCGTAACCATCTTTTTTACCAACAGACATACTTAATTCATTCCAAATATACATCCATTCCGAATAATGTTTGTCAATTCGTTGTCCACCAATTTCTAATTCTATATTTTTTAATAATCTTAAACCAAAATATGGTACTAAGGCACACGAATTAGATGGATGTTTATTTGTTATTTTTCCTTTAAAATATATTCTATTTATTAAATCCCCATTTCTAGTAATTAAAACACTTACTCTAGAACCAATGCTGGAAGTTCCATTAAAAGTTTGTTCAATAGATTCAATAGCAAAATTAGTATGACGTCTATAAACAACTTTGAAAAATGTAATTTGAGGATTACCAGTTAGATAAACATCTTGAGCACCATACGCTACTAATTGTAATAGACCACCAGCCATATTATATCTTTATACTATATTAGGAGAAAAAAAATAGTCTTATATGAATTTTTATAATTTAATTACTGTATGCAATACCACCCATACCAGATAATATTCTTAATACATTATAATTTACTGCATATATTGCAAAAACACTATTGCTATTATATTTTGTAGAATCATAATCAAGAGAAATAAATGATGTATCGATTCTAGACATATTTAAAGTTCCAGATGGTTGATGTTCTTCCGGTTTTAATGCAAACGAATACACATTTATACCTGTATTGTTTGGTATATTTTCATGATGTTGGAATGGTTGAATCATATTAAAATACATGCCGTCCCTTTGTGTGAATCTATCATTACCATTCAATAATAATTTAGCACCTTTTACAGGATTTGCTGTTTTACTATTAGGACCTAAAAGTTTTTTGACATCATCATAATCTGCAATATCCAATACATTTACTATTTTATTATCTGATGTATAATTAAACCAATTTTCGTTAGGTCTATCTGTTTTATTATTTGTTACTGTCCATATTAATTCTTTAACAGGATGATTGAAATTAAGTCTTACTTTATTACTTAAAGATTCAAAACCAGTAAATTGTAATTGTTCTATTAAATATTCATGTGATGTTTGTGCAAATTTTCTTCTTTCATCAGTATCTAAATAAACATAATCTACCCATAAATGAGCAGATAAGTCCATTGAACTTGGTAATGCATTACCATCGCCATTTGTACATTTTTTAGCATCTTCAAATTGAATATTAATCTTAACTTCATGATATTGTAAAGCAATTAAAGGTAATGCCAAACCAACATTTCTACAAAACCAGAATTCTAAAGGTACATATAGTGTATCTAATTCATTTTTTGATGATAAGGTTGTAAATGTTAAACCACTTATTGTAATTTCTTGAACAACTGCTGGAGTACCCGAATTATCTTTTAGGTCTGTTTCGCCTTGTTTTAAATTTGATTTAAATTCAGATAAATCCAAGGTAAATCCTGTATCAGTTGTTTTATATCCTGCCCCGTTTTTATGAATTGAAGTAGTAGTATTGCCATTAACATCAACAAGTACTTTTAATTGTAAACCAAAACCACTACCACCTTTTACTAATGGATAATAAGCATCGGGACTACCATCAATACCAGTCTCTTTTAATGTTGAAAATTGAGTTACACTAAGAACAGGTGTGCCAGTTACTGTTGAATCGCCTTTACTGCCAGAACCACCAACCATTTTGAAATATCCTTCTTTTTTTGAAACTGGAAGTGATAATTCATTCCAGATATACATCCAATCAGAATAATGTTTATCCATTTTTTGACCTCCAATTTCTACTTCAGCATGTTTTACAACTCGTAAACCAAAATATGGACATAAATTATTAGCAGACGATTTTATAACTAAATAAGCTCTTGATATTAAATCACCATTTCTAGCAATTGTACTTGTTACTCTGCTACCATATCCAACAGTACCGTTGAAAGTTTGTTGTATTGATTCTAAAGCAAAATTTGTATGTCTTCTGTATACAACTTTAAAGAATGTTATTTGTGGATTACCAGTTAGATAAACATCTTGAGCACCATAAGCAACTAATTGTAATAAACCACCGCCCATATATTATATGTATCTTATACTATAATAATAGAAAAAAAATCCGAAAAAATATCTAGTTAGAGTAAGCAATGCCACCCATACCAGATAATATTCTTAATACGTTGTAATTAACAGCGAATATAGATACTTGTTTATCGGCAGTAGTACCGCTATCATATTGTAAATCTAATACGGCAGTGTCTATACGAGACATATTCAAACTTCCAGATGGTTGATGTTCTTCAGGTTTTAATGCGAAAGAATATACATTGATACCTACATTGTTGGGAACATTTTCATGATGTTGGAAAGGTTGAACTAAACTGAAATATCTGCCATCTCTAGCATAGAATCTGTCATTGCCATTTAATATTAATTTACCTTGAGTTACAGCATTGGATTTTTGTCCAGATGGACCTATAACTCCAGAAAATTCAGAATAAGTATTATCGGAAGTACCTATAGCATCGGGATCATTAGTAAAGTTGAACCAATTTCTATTATTTTGATTGACTGCAGTGGCATCAGTTCCGGTATTTGCAGGTTGGTGCACAACCCATACTAATTCTTTTACAGGATGATTGAAATTTAATTTGATTTTATTAGAAGCGGATTCACGACCAGTGAATTGTAATTGTTCAATTAAATATTCATGAGAAGATTGAGCAAATTTTCTTCTTTCATCAGTGTCTAAATAGATATAATCTACCCATAAAGAGGCAGATAAAGTACCTACTGAAGCAGAAGATGCTTCAGTGCTATGAGAACCAAGCACGCCAGCTTCCTCAAATTGGATATTTACTTTAACTTCATGGTATTGTAAACCAATTAAAGGTAATGCTAAACCAATATTTCTGCAGAACCAGAATTCTAATGGTACATATAATGATTTAGGTCTTAAATCACCACCGGCACCACCAACCATTTCAAAATAACCTTCTTTTTTACCAACTGGCATACTTAATTCATTCCAGATATACATCCAGTCAGCATAATGTTTATCTATTCTTTGACCACCAATTTCTACTTCAGCATGTTTTATAGCTCTTAAACCGAAATAAGGACATAATTGCACGGCACTAGAATCAGATACACCTAAAACTAAATAAGCTCTAGATATTAAATCACCATTTCTAGAAATAGTAGCAGTTACTCTTTGACCGTAACCTACAGAACCGTTAAAAGTTTGTTGTATAGATTCTAAAGCAAAGTTAGTGTGTCTTCTGTACACTACTTTGAAGAAGGTAATTTGAGGATTACCAGTTAAATAAACATCTTGAGCACCATAAGCAACTAATTGTAAAAGACCACCTCCCATAATTATTAATTATCTAATTTAATATAAGAAAAAAAATTTGAAAATAAATTTAGTTGGAATAAGCTATACCTCCCATTCCAGATAAAATTCTTAATACATTATAATTTACCGCAAATATTGATACTTGTTTTTCAGAAGCATTATTGAGGGCTTTATAACCATCGGTATATTGTAAATCTAATACTGCTGTATCAATTCTAGACATATTTAAACTTCCAGATGGTTGATGTTCTTCGGGTTTTAATGCAAACGAATATACATTAATGCCTGCATTATTTGGTACATTTTCGTGATGTTGGAATGGTTGAACTATATTAAAATATCTACCATCTCTCGCATAAAATCTATCGTTTCCATTTAATATTAATTTAGCTTGTTTTACAGGATTGGTTTCTTGTCCAGGACCCATCATAGATTTATAATTAGAATATGGGAAATCAAAAACTGCAGTTTTTGATTCATCTTGCTCGTCTGTTCCCGCTTTACTGTTTATTGCATTTCTAACAAGAGAAGATGCAGTAGTTACATTGGTTGTATAATTGAACCAATCTTGTGCAACTAAGGCAGTATCATGAACAACCCATATTAATTCTTTTACAGGATGATTGAAATTTAATTTGATTTTGTTAGAAGCGGATTCGCGACCAGTGAATTGTAATTGTTCAATTAAATATTCGTGGGAAGATTGAGCGAATTTTCTTCTTTCATCAGTATCTAAATAGATATAATCTACCCATAATGCAGCCGATAAACTAGATAAGGGAGTCACCCCTTCTTGTACAACTAATCCAGGTTCTTCAAATTGAATATTAATTTTCACTTCATGATATTGTAAACCAATTAAAGGTAATGCTAAACCAATATTTCTACAGAACCAGAATTCTAAAGGTACATATAATGATTTATCAACTAATTCATCGCCACCTTTGCCACCAATCATATTATAATAACCTTCTTTTTTCGCTACAGGCATACTTAATTCATTCCAGATATACATCCAGTCGGCATAATGTTTATCTATTCTTTGACCACCAATTTCTACTTCAGCATATTTGATGACTTTTAATCCAAAATAAGGTACTAATTTAGTAGATTTTGTTTTAATAACTAAATAAGCTCTAGATATTAAATCACCATTTCTAGAAATAGTAGCAGTTACTCTCTGACCATAACCTACAGAACCATTAAAAGTTTGTTGTATAGATTCTAAAGCAAAGTTAGTGTGTCTTCTGTATACTACTTTGAAGAAGGTAATTTGAGGATTACCTGTTAAATAAACATCTTGGGCACCATAAGCAACTAATTGTAAAAGACCGCCTCCCATTATAATTTCTCTTTATACTTATAAATAAGAAAAAAAAAGTATATTAAATTACAAAATTAATTAGAGTAAGCCAAACCACCCATGCCAGATAATATTCTTAATACATTATAGTTAACAGCATAAATTAATACAGTACCTTTTTTCTTTTCAGTATCATTTATTTTAAGATGTAAATGAGCGCTATCAATTCTAGACATATTTAGAGTTCCCGATGGTTGGTGTTCTTCGGGTTTTAATGCAAAAGAATATACATTTATACCGCCGTTTTTAGGTATATTAGTATGATGTTGATATGGTTGTACTAAATCAAAATATCTACCTTCTCTGTTAGCAATTCTATCGTTTCCATTTAATTTAATTGAACCTTGTACAAAAGAATTTTTACCATGTTCATTTATTTCATCTTCAATACTATAATTATTCCAATTTACAAGAGAATTATTTGAATCACTATAATTTTGAACCCATTTAGAAACCCATACTAATTCTTTAACAGGATGATTGAAATTTAATCTTATTTGTTGATTATATTGTTCTTCTCCAGTAAATTGTAATTGTTCAATTAAATATTCATGAGATAATTGGGCAAATTTTCTTCTTTCATCAGTATCTAAAAAGATATAATCAACATAAATATTACATATTAATTGACCAATTTTATCTTTTGCAGTGGAAGTTAATTCAGTATCAGCTTTAATAGTGGCATCAGATTCATACATTAATGCAATTTCTTCTTTTTCAGAAAATTCTATTTTAAATTTAACTTCGTGATATTGTAGAGCAATTAAAGGTAAAGCTAAACCAATATTTCTGCAAAACCAAAATTCTAGTGGGATATATAATTTAGTAGATTTAGTTTCTTCTACTTCTGATAATTCATCGCCACTTGCACCAACCATTTTATCATAACCATATCTTTTACCAATTGGAAGGGATAATTCATTCCAAATAAACATCCAATCCGAGTAGTGTTTATCTATTTGTTGTCCTCCAATTTCAACAACAACATTTTTAAGTAATTTTAGACCTAAATAATTAACATATCTAACATGATCCGCACCAGTTGCAGCCCCTAAACCTTTAACATCAATTTCAACATAAACTCTATTTATTAAGTCGCCATTGCGAGATACAGTACAGTTAATAGTATTACCAAATTCTGTTTGACCATTGTATGTTTGTTGAATAGATTCAATAGCAAAATTTGTATGTCTTCTATAAACAACTTTAAAAAATGTTATTTGTGGATTACCAGTTAGATAAACATCTTGAGCACCATAAGCAACTAATTGTAATAAACCACCGCCCATATATTATATATATCTTATACTAATAGATTAGAAAATAATTTACATATAAAAACATCGCTAAATATGTAATTTATTAAACATGTTTAAAGATAAAACATCAAAAAAAAGAATAAATAATAATAATATTGACAACTGTACTTTAAACACTATGCACCAAAATATAATAAAAGATTTTGAATTGAAAAACGCAGAATATAATGATTATATTGAAAAATTTGAAAAAATAAAATTAGATAATGATTTAATAACATCAAATATAACTTATTTTAAAAATTCTTATAATGAAGAAGAATATTCAGAATTATGGGATTCAAATATAAAAATGAAAGAAGAAATGATTGATATAAAAAATAAATTAAAAGAACTTGAAAAATACAAAGAAATAGATTATTATAATGATACAAGTCATATATTGTTTGAATATTATAATATGATTGAAAATGAATCTAAATTTAATAATAATAAAAAAAAAACAGTATTAGATGCATTAAATAATAAAAAAGCAGAAAATATAAATACTGATAAAAGTCAATTAGTTGACGAATATTTATGTTTAACTAATTCAAAACATGTTAAAAAAAATAATAAAGAAAATTTGGAAATATGTAAAATATGTCAAACAAGTTTAACTTGTTTACAACATGAAGCAATATTAGTATGTACTAATTGTGGTTATCAAGAGTTATTATTAGTTGAACAAAATAGACCTATTTTAAAACAAAATGCAAAAGATACATCCCATTTTAGTTACAAAAGAATAAATCATTTTAGAGAATGGTGTAATCAAGTACAAGGAAAAGAAAGTACAGATATACCAGATGAAATATTTGAAAAAATTTTGGGAGAAATAAGAAAAGAAAAAATAACAGATACTAAAAAAATTACTTATACAAAAATGAGAGAGATATTAAAAAGACTTCGTATTAATAAATATTATGAACATATCAACTATATATTAAATAGAATTAATGGAATACCAACACCACAATTTTCTGCTGAATTAGAAGAAAAATTATGTATTATGTTTAGGGATATTCAAGCCCCATTTTTAAAACATTGTCCAAAAGATAGAAAAAACTTTTTATCATACAGTTATGTTTTATATAAATTTTTTCAAATTTTAGGATTGAATGAGTATCTTAAGTACTTTCCATTATTAAAAAGTAGGGAAAAATTATATTTACAGGACCAAATATGGAAAAATATATGTATAGAATTAGATTATCCAATTATACCATCACTTTGATTTTTTTTTTATTTTTTTATTTATAACTTGACGAATGTTTAATTTTTTATTTCTTGAATAACTTTTTGTTAATATTTTTAATATATCAAAAACTAATTTTTTTTGTTTTTTATAATTGATTTTTCCACCTCCGGACATATTTTGTCCAAATGATGACTGTTGTGTCATAAAATTTTTCATACATGAATTAACAACATTTGAATATGCATTTCCCGGCGGAGCACTAACTATTTGAGTATGTACGATATCATTACTTAAGTTCATTATTTTCTCTTGTTCTAAATTATATAAACAATTAAATTTATATTCATTAAATTATGTATTCTTTAACTAAATTATATTCTTTAAATGAATATATAAAAAACAACGGATTACCTACAATTTATTTTAATGATAATATTGATAATATTGTTATAAATAAAATTTATTATAGTATAGAAAAAGTTAATAATATATACATTATTTTACCAATTGTTAATGCAATATTTATAATAGTAAGTATATCAGCATTTATATTTAAAAATTAATATTGATTTATAATAATAATGGCGGGCAATTATAATAATGTTAATTTTGAAGGTATTGTTGATTCTTTAGCAAATTATATTTCATTAGATAATAAAGAATCTGTTGTAATTGGTGAAGATTCTGGTAAAAATATATTAGTTAGTTCTTTTGTTAATACACATGAAAATACTTTTATAGGACATAAATCTGGAGAATTTGCTGACAATTTATCAAAAACTATTTTAATTGGTAAAGATTCTGGCAAATATATTATGAATGGTGCAAATAATATTATCATAGGAAATGATAATAACTCAAATATAAAATATTTCAATAATTCAATTTTAATTGGCACTTCAAATATTGGCTATACAAGTAATTATAATATTAATATAATTGGTAATTATAATACTATTGATAATAATATTGATAAATTTAATAAAAACTCTTTTATTTTTGGTAACAGTAATATATCAAAAAACACCGTAAATAGTATTATTATTGGTAACAATAATAAAATTGATAACATTTCAATAAATAGTAATTATATGTATATTGGTAATGATTTAATTAATAATTCAAATATTAAATTTAATATTAATAATATTTTATATGAAACAAATAATCAATATATTAAAAACTCTATTAATTATAACTATAGTAATTTGCATATTGCTAATTCAAATAGAAATTTAATTATAGGATTTGATGATATAGATCTAATAAACGATATTATAAGTAAAAATATTGAGGATATTAAACACAATATATATACAAGTAATGGTTTAAGTACAAAATATATATCATTTAGAAATACTAATAATAATAATATAACAATTTATAATAATGAAAAAATAAATAGTAATATATCATATATATTACCTAAAGAAATAGATAATTTTAATTTAAATTCTACATATCTTTTATCAATAAATAGTAATTATGAATTATCTTGGTTTGATACTGATTTACTTGATGCTAATACATATTTAAATAATATTAGTAATTATTTAAATGATATTAATTACCGAACCAGTAATTTTGATAATTCTTATTCAAATATATTACAATTAAATTCTGATTTTTACATAAAAGGTATTCTAACTGTTGATAAAATTAATTTAACACAAGGTACGGCAATATTAACAAGAGATGATTTAGATATTGCTGTAGGTCCCGCAGGACCTAGAGGATTACAAGGCGAAAGAGGAAGTGATGGAGAAAGAGGAGAAAAAGGCGAAAAAGGTGCAAGGGGTGATAGTATTTCTACCATAATTTATAATAATGATACTGGAATAATGACAATTACTTCAACCGATGGTTATGAATTTCAAACGGGAGATTTAAGAGGTGCAAAAGGAGATGGTTATACAAATGCATATTATAATGTTGAAACAAATTCAATAACATTTTTAGGAACAAAAGATGAATTGAATTTTACAACACCAAATTTAAAAGGAGATAAAGGAGATAAAGGTGATGATATTGGTGAAATAGTTTTTTATAACAAAGATGGTACACATGAATTAGGTAAAATTGGAAATAATAATATATCATCAATCAATATTAATTTACCAAATGGGGATACCGGTCCACAAGGTATTAAAGGTGATAAAGGAGATAAAGGCGATACAGGTATACAAGGTATACAGGGTGAAAGAGGACCAAGAGGTTTCACTGGTCCAAGTAGTTCAATATCACCTTTAAATTCAGGAAATTATATTAATATAAATTATAATGCCGAAAGTGTTCCAATTATTAATGTAAATGATACATTAATTACAATAATTGAAACACAACAACAAGAAATAAATAATATTAAAGAAATATTATCTAGAAATAGTATTACATAATTTTAATCAAAATTTAGTACACATTTTGTTTTAACAATTTCTTGAAATTTATTATAATTTTTTTTTGTTTTTTTTGTATTTTTATTTTGTTCAGTCATAGATTTATATATATTATCATAATGATCTGTAGCATATACAAGTATATTATTATTAAATATCCATCTAAAAAAATTTAATTGACCAATAGTTGTTTCAATTAACTTATTATCATTAATATAAAATGTTATACGCTCATGTCTTCTAAAAGTATCAAAATATAATTTTGTATATGATTTTAATTGTGCTCTATAATCTAAATAAATATTAACTTTTTTTATATTATTGTCATTTAAATCATCTGGAAGATTTTGATATATTTCTTCATTATTAGTCCAATAATATATATTATTATTTCTAGCATAATGTGTAACAAACCAATCTATTAATCTTAAAGATAGTTTGTGTTTACCATTTATAATATTATTAAATAATTCCTTATTTTTTTTGTTATTATTATAATATTGATTTAATGAACCTAATAATAGTTCTTGACATTCGTTTTTAGTCATTTAATTTATATTATAACTATATCTTTAAGTAATTGTGCGTAAATATTAATATTAATATATAAATAAAAATAAATTATAATTATTCAGAATTTACTACCGAACCAATATCGTACAACCCATGTGTTTTTGGTTGTGGAACAATTGTACTTATACCCCAAGGACTTACGGGTATTTGTGGAGCCAATGGTTCATGTCTTAAATCTAAACTATTATTTCTTCCAAGAGATGTATTGATACCGATGTGATATCCCGCAGTTAAAAAGTTTTTATCACCAATTTCACCGGAACTCATAGGATTAACTTTAGCCCATTTAGAATTTGCATCTTGTGGTAATAAATCATCAGAAGTTAATCTTTCGCGAGGAAAGCAAGCAACATTATTTTCAGATTCATTGTTTTCACGGGTTCTTTCTACATTTTCTTGATTTGCAGGTTTATTAGCTACAGGTTTATTATAAGCATTTCCTAAAGGATCTGCGGCCTCTATTTGATCTTCATAGAAAGGCGCCTTACTTCCTATTGATTCTTCAACCGAAAATTTATCATCTCTTTGAGCAATTTGTGCTACAGAGTTTCTATTTCTTGTAGATCTATCCGCAGCCATACTTTCTAAAACATTACCGTCTAATTCATAATTAGAAGAAGAATTTCCCATAAATTTTTCTACATTATCCATTTGACACTTGGAGTTATATGTAACAAGTAATAATAATACCAATAAAAGGAATAAAGCAATTGAAAATGATATAACAATAGTATTATTAGAAGCCATACCTCAATATTTTTTATCTATCTATTATCATTAATAGATAAAATATTCTTAATATTATTTTTTAATATATTTATTTTTTGATTCCACAATTTTTTATTAGTAATATTTTTTAATTCATATAATATTTCACTATTTTTTTCTTTAAAAGTTTCTATATCATTCATTCTTTTAACATATTCTATTTTTTTGTTTTCTAGAAATTCTACTGTTTCATTAAAAGTATCTATCCATTCTTCTTCCAATTCCTCTTTATGTAATTCCATATCAGTTATTATCGTATCTATAGATATTTTGCTTATTACCCATTTAATTTTTATCGTATTTTTTGATATATATAAACCGAGTATTTTTAAGTCTATTTCAACTTCTATATCGGTATTTTTAAGTTCTGTTATTATATTATTATCTAAATCAACAACTTTATTATTTTTAATAAGAATTGTATCATTATTTAATATTATATCAATTGTATTATTGTGTTCGCAGTAACTTTTAGAAAATAATTCTTCTAAATCACCTTTATTTAAATTATTATTAAACCATCTATTATTTTTTTTGCTATATATATTAAGTATTTCTCTATCTATATTATCTATTTCATTTATAATATCAGTATTATTTAAATATAATTCTATAGTATAATTATCCTTATATTTTAATATATTTTTAATATTTATATTAGTTAATTTTAAAGAAACATCCTTCTCTAATTCCGATA